CGTTCTGGTGCACGTGCAAGTCTGTATATGACCAACGCATCTTCCATCATCCTTAACTGGTTGATTGGTTTCAATGCTTTGTGCATATGCGAAATTATTTTCTTACGATCCTCTGTCAATAACCCAGATGTGACATACGACACTGAGTCATTTGTCATCTTAATACCACTGGTTGATGACCCAGGCTTCTCTTGATAGATAAAGAACTCTTCAGTCTTTTCTACAATCTTTGCTCCAGTTGCAGGATCTTTTTTGAATTTGACTTTCTTAACCTTACGCATTTTTGCGGAGTCAATAGGTCTTATTTCTTGTATACCCTCTTTAGGTGATGATTCATTCAATATTAGATGATGATATAAACGTCCGTCTACATACCAACGTCTGAATATATCATGACCCAGTTCTTTGAAGTTCAACATACCATAAATGTAATCAAATTCTTCTTTAATTAATTTTTTGATTTTGTCTGGTGCATCTACCTCATCCAGATTAATATCAAGTGTTTGTTCTAGTTCACTGCCAGTAATTGATTCGTTAACAATATCTTCGATTGCGGCGTCCACTTCTGGATGCATCGCATTTCCACGATATTTCATTATTAATTGATAGTTGTCCTTTGAATCATCACCATCAAGGTTTAGATACTGACCATAGTGTGTACCAGAGGCAGTTGCATAACTACCACCCTCATCGTCCCTTGGGGGAACAATGGATGGAAGTTTTTCTTCATCTTTGTTTTTGGCACGTTTGATTTCGAAACCAAATAACTTTAAACCATTATTTTCTGCCATTGTAGTCCTCAGATAAAATAATAGGGCGGCAGTATTACCGCCCTATCTGTTATTTAGTTAACTAGTTGTATTACTTTCCCAGTACTGGTATACCCAAGTACATGTGAATCTTTCGATGTTGTCATTGTCACCGAATGATAATGGGATAGGTGCGAGATCCTGTGGATATGCACCTCTAAAGTTATACGTCTTGATTACGTCACCTTCACGATCCAACTGTTCAACTTTAAGATCTGCTTCGTATGCAACTGGAACCGCAAGACCAGTATTGGCATTGTGTCCGTTGATACCATTCATCCAACGCTCTAGTGCGTCACGGATTGCAAAATCTGTATCGTTGATTATAGTTGTTGTCCATTCAGCAAATGTACGATCCCCTGCCATCTTTAATTGACGACCTCTGAAAGGAACCATTATTTGACCAAATGTCGATCCAGGCAGTTCCGCTGCTTCAACTAAGAAAGATGTCAGTTCTGGATTACCATCTGCAAATGCAGGATAGTTAATGGTAACTTGGAAGAGATTAGGACGTGCGCCCCCACCTCTTAGTTTTGCTTTGAAATCGTCTACTCCTAAAATTGCCATTGTCTACCTCCTTACACCGTTCCTACGACTTCTTCGAAGTCAACGCCTGTACGAACAGCAACAAAGTTTAGAGTGACGTAGTTGATTGAACGTGCAGGTTTAATGAAGATATTTGCAATAAACTCGTTACGATCAATCACCGCTCCAGTGTTGTTGGTTTCATCACAGACCACTTTAAAGTCTGTAATACCCCTACGACCTTTCACCTCACGTAGTACTGGTTCTACTATGTTGACAAACTCTGCACGAGTAAACTCATCGTTGAACTCGAACATAACTTGTTCTGCCGCTTTACCTATCGCACGTTCTAGAACTAAGAATAGTCTTCGGACGTTGATCCTGTCGAATGCAGATGGGCGACCAAGTTTAGTTTTGTCACCGAACAACAGTACACCTTGGCCTGGGATGTTTGCAATGGGGTTGACCCCTGCTTTGTATAGTGTATCCCTTTGTGCCTTTGTAGGTGACCAAGTAATTGCAGTGATACCTAGATATCCACCACGTCTTGAACCTGCAGGAGAGAACCATGGTGCGCGACTTAAATCTGTTGCGGCCATGATACCTGCAGTAGATGATGCGGCAGGGATCTGAATAAACTGATCATTGAACTTGTCGTACACTTTCAAGAAGTTACCATCCATTACTAGGTATGATGAACTTGTGAAAGTATCGGCGGTTGTAGTGATATTGCTTGTTATTGTTGCAGTATTAGTCAAATTAATTACGTCTGACCTTGCAGGTGAAGCACAGACTACGCAATCTTTACGTAGACTTGATGCTGTTGCAATCAAATCATTCACAACGGTTGTCTGATCTGCACGACTGTTCATCGATGGAGCGACTAAGAAGTCAACTTCTACGATGTCCTTATCTTCGAATAGATCAAAACCTGTCAAGACTTCAGATGTTCCTAGTGCACCTGAGTTTGCACCTTTTGTGAATGTGTGATCTGTTGCTGCAGTTAAGCCTGGTGAGAAGTTGTCACCAGAATCTGCAGTAGTACCTGCACCTGCACCAGCATAGTCTGAGTCGAATCCAACCATGTGGATGTATTCGGATCTCGCATTGACTATGTCTTTTGCATAGTTAGTAGTACCATCAGCATTTTTTGCATCACTTGCAATTGAAACAAAAGGATATCTTTCTAGTACTGTACCTTTTGTTCCTGTTAGTTCGCCACCATTATCTACAACTACAACGTGAACTTCGTCATTGGTTGCATTCTTATTAGATGCATAGTCTGATGTGCCTGGCGCAGCATCAAAGTCATCTTTGTATGACCATGCATTGAATGCAGTACTATTAGGTGGACATATTGATACTTGAATTGAGTTACCTAATTCGCCTGGGTAACGTGCAATTAAAGTGTGTGAATCTGAATCCAGAGCGCTCTGTTGTGCCGCAAAATCATCATCATTCTTTACTAATTCCATAGGTAAGGAACCATCATTATCTGTACCCAACTGTCCTGTAGTAGAACGAGCATTTTGTGCAGATGATGTTACCTCACGTACAACTTGTAAAGAACCTGAGTAACGTAAAAAGTAAGATGCGCTATGGAAGTCTATGGTATTTGCTGAGTCTGGAGATGCAAAAGTGTTGACAAGAGATGTCTCGTTGTCTATCAATACTCTTTGCTCTGCAGGGCCCCAACGAAAGTTCCCAACAGTTGCGCCAGTAGTTGACTGAACGTTTGGTACGCCACCAGTCAGATCTATTTCTTTGACTACAACAGCTGGAGAAGCAGACGGTGTTGAAAGTGCCATTTTATCTTCCTCTGTTAAAAATTATATGAACCATGATACGATTAGTCAACATACCATTATTTATAATTTAATTACTTTACAGTGGTAAGTCATCAGCATCCCACACAAATCGTTCAGTTTCATCTACTCTTACCCTCCATGGATCATCTTGGTTCTCTATTTGTTGTATTGCCGCAGATCCATCGTCAATAAACCCAAAAGGCACTACATCATTTTCTATCTCTTGCATCTTTTGTTCAAACATCATTTGTTTTAGATTAATATCTGTCATATCAGAAAAGTACTGAGTAGATACAAAATATCCAAACAAAACTAAATTCATCATCAAATCATCATGATTACCCTCCGAAGCTTCGTATGATTGTCCCTTTGCTTCAAAGGTTGAGATCTCTAATATAGTATTATCATCGTTAACTGTCAAGCGGTTTGTTTCTAAAATATCCTTTATTGCAGAACATCCTAGACGTTTAGTCTTTCGGTTGATTTCAATACCTATCGCATTTGCTTTGACTGAAGACTCCACATGTACGTTTTCATATTCTAAATCATGATATAATCCATTACATACTACAGATCCTTGGTCATTTGATTCTACAACAACATATGCATCATTGTAGGGTTTTGCATATTTATAAATAATATTCGGGAAGAGCAATGGCGAGATAGTGTTGTTGCGATATACAGCAACCTGTGCAAACGGGCGAACGCTAATATCGATCAGAGTAAATGTAGAGTAGTCCTGCCCTCTTCCCTTTGAAACATCCACGGTCATGACATAGTCATGATCCTTTATAGGTTCTTCATATATTTTTAGTAGTCCACCTTCCATATATCTCTTGGGTGGTTTCGCACGTAGATTAAGTAATGTATCTGCGTTTACAAGTGTATCTCCAGTTCCGAAGAATGTATTACCAAACTCCTGATCAAACTGTAATTGACTTGTATTGGATATAGTTTGTTCTTTCCACTTCTCGTCTCGGCCTGGTACATCCCACCAATCCACACGAAAACTTTTGAACTCATTTATCTCTTGGACAGATCCTTCCCAGATCTTGTGGAACTGATTACCGATACCGTTTGCAGTAGATGTCACAATAACCTTTGTGTCTTTACCTGCAGAGATAACTGGATATGTAGAAGTATAGAATTCTGCCGCACGTTCTACGAAAGCAAACTCATCAAGATATAGAAGGTTGACAGACATACCACGAATGGAACTCCCACTAGTAGCAGCGGCAAGTATACGCGAGTTGTTAGAAAATTCGAGACTACCTTTATTGAGTGCTTTCGATCCAGGCTGAAGAAAGAACGGAATGTTCTCCAACATGAGTGTAATGCGGTTAAGCATTTCACGTGCAGTCGCACCTTTGTTTGCGAGGATGGCAACTGTTTTTTCTGGGTTGAAAAGAACGTACCAAAGGAGGTAGGCACATGCACTAATGCTTTTACCAGATTGTCTACATGCGAGGACGATGCTGAATCTGTTTTCTTGGAATTGGTCAAACATTCTCCTTTGGTATGGATATAAAACAAATGGAACCATCCCATCGTCTAGAGAAATAACCTTTACATAATTTTCTACAAAGTATATGGGATCATCCATACACTTCTTATATTCTTGTAATAAGTCTGGAGTCCACTGTTGAAGGACACCGTCTCTCTTGACGTTAGGATTCCCTAGATATGACTCTTTCTGCTTCAACATCAATTACATTATCTTCTCTTAGCATCTTTTGAATATCTGAGGTAGAACCTAAGTAGTAGTTATTCTGTTGATTTTCTACCTGTGGTGGTTTCTCTTCATCGTTCAATTGTTTTTGTTTCTTATTTAAATCTTGTAGTTTATCGTTGACATCTGCAACATTTTTAATTAAACCAGATAATACTTCATATGCACGAGGATGCTCGGACTCACGAGCAACCTCTATCATATTTTCTAGTGCATCTTTTCCTTTCTCGATTAACTCATATAAAGTGTCACGAGAATAATCATAATCATTATTTATTTTTTCATCATCACTCATTTGTCATCGGATTAGAATCCGCCTCCACCGCCACCAGCTGAGTCTAGTATTGTAGCACCAATTGTAGATACAACTTTATAAGATCCTCCACTGAATATTGCAAGTGTTGCATCTCCTGCGTTACCATCCGTAACATAAATCAATTGACCTTCAATACCAGATGGAACAGTTGCAACTGTGTATGGTTGTAACTTAACTGTGTCTGCAAGTGTCTGTACATAACCAGAGTCCACTATACTAGTTACGAATGCAGAGTCTCTTTGGTTGTCTTCTTGTCTTGCTATTATGTACGCAGAGTCTATAATATCTGTTACAAAAGCAGAGTCTCTGATATCTACTTGACGTGCTTGAACATATGCACTATCAATTAACTGTATTGCTTCTGCAGAGTCTAGTGAATTTAGTGTGTTAACTCTCGCGTTTACAAATGCGGAATCTACTATTCCTTCTATGTAAGTTTGATCGACAATACCAGTAACGTATGTAGTATCGATGAAAGTTTTTATAGTACCAGAATCAGTTCCAGTATTTATTTCGTTTTCAAGGTGAGTGAAATTGCCGTCTAGTTCTGCGAAGGTAAGTTCACTGCCTTTCGTGTTTCTTAATGTGATGGGCATTTATTTCTCCTTATGCACTATCATCAAAGGCTAGATCGATAAGAGTATCGAATCCATAGTCACTATCGGGCATTCCGATTATAGTAGTTGGGTTTGGTGTTACTGTCAATCTTTCTGCACGTACATCAGAGTCACCCTCTGCACCTGCATCACGGAAGAAAATGTCTGCGATTGATTTTCGAATGACAGTTGAATTTGCGATTGGGCCAAAGAAAGATATTTTCATTTCAAAAGATAATGTGTATATGATCGTTCTTCTTTGTTCCATCGCTGCTTCAAAATCGTCAGAGAAAGTTACACCTGAAATTATTACAGGTATGTCTTCTCTAAAATCTGGATACTCTTCTGGAAATGTTTTTATCGTTACAGTATACTGTGGATTAAACGTAGGTAATATTTGTTCAACGATTTGTAAAGCATCATCTTGACTTTTTGCGTATACACTTAGATCAAATGTAATCGTATAAGGTACTGGTGAAAAAAACTTTTGTGCCTTAGGAAATGCATTTGAGTCTGTAAGTTTTTGACCACGACCTTTGAAAGTACTGGTCTTGGTCAACTGTCGTGTATTATCATATGTCAAACTTGTAATCTCAAAAGACATACGAGGAAGTTTTATTGAAGTCTTTTCGTCTGTGTATAGATCCCCTTGTTGTCTAATTCTTTCTAAGAATTTCTTTCTAGGTGCGTATGCGAGAGGAACTTTTAATTGATTTAAAACTCCACCAGAAGCATTCTTGCGGATCACGTAGATATTGTTAAACAGTCTCCCAAAAATAGAGACTGATTTTCTTATCTTCTCATGATAGAAATGTGTACCAAACATTAATTATTCTCCGCATCGCCAAATGGATTGTCTTCTGAGAAATCTAAGAAGTCATCACTGAAGTCTCTGAATATATCATTCTGTTCAGTTTCAGATATCTTATTGTCTTCTCTAACTCCAGTGACTGTTAATCCACGTCCTACTATACCACCTTGAGTTATATTTATGATCTCACTACCAGTTACAAAATT